TATAGGGGGCGCATCAATCGTGGTTCCCCCGTTCCCCATCCTCAATCTAACTTCAGTTTCACGTACCTGAAGAAAAGTATCGGTATTACCTTTACTGAAAATACACCCAAATAAGCTATCTACCGTGATAGTCGGGAGTATTACATCAAAATCACCTGTCAAATTTGCTATGAACCCACCAACGTGCCCACTACCATCAAATATGATTGCCATCTCTATCTCTCTATACTGTAATTGAAATTGTGTTAGACCATGCGCCTACTAGCGCACCGTTTAGACAACGGCATCTGATCTGGTATGTGCCTGAAGGAAAGTTAATTGAACGCTTAAAACACCCTACAACCCCTGGCAGTCCAACGTTCGGAACGGATAAAGGTGACCAACTAGAACCCCCGTTGCTAGATACTTCAAACTGCATATCGGTCATAGCTGCACGGTTTAAATCATCTAGCGTGGGATAGGTTTTAAGCACTTCGATTGATTTGTGATTACCACCCAACAGGCCTCGTCCTTCAAAGTGATAATTACTGTCTTTTTTCTGGCCGCTCATTTGGGGAACGGTAACGCAGCGAACACCATCAACGGTGCAATTCCAAATCTCAAAATATGCTGCGCTATCGCTTACTGAAAATACTTCGCGTGTACCGTAGCCTTGAACGTATTCGTTATTAGCTAGTGTTACACAGCCATGTTTGTGAGTACGGGTAATTTTGCAAGCACCTTCTAAGCGGCTGTAAGTCATTTCAGAACGCTTTTTAAGGTCCGTCACAGAGTCTGAGCCGTTCTTGCCATCTAGGTTGTAAATGTGAGCGCTGTATAAGAAGCTATCTTCATCCCAGTTAGAGCTATTAATAACTATGATGTCTGAGTTACCAAACCGAGAAGTGTAATCACCGTAGTTTGAATCTAAGTACAAATCAGCGGTTATATTGCATAGCTGCTGGTTTTGAACGAATGGGCCGTACAAATCAGCTACAACCGCAACTTGCCAAGTATCGTACTGACCTGTGTAACCACCAGTAAAAGTCATCCCATCGATTTCTAACGAGATAGCGCCACGAAGGTTTACACCGTTCCTTCTATTTTGAACCCATACGTTCTCAAACAAGTAACTCCTATCAGCATTGGCTGAGCGATAACCGTCTTGTGTGTTTTGAGCAAGTTCTTGGTTTTGTATATGAACATCAGCGGTAAAATCATCACGCAGTCTACGGACAGGATTAATACGCCAGCTTAAATCTACGTTTGAACCATTTACTGCCCCTTCTAGCGTTGGTACTGCAGGGGTTTCGGCTCTTAGTAGTTTGCGTACATAAATATTTTGAACGTTACCTTTGTAACCACTGGCTGTGATTTGTACTTGTGTTGCGTTAGCTGGCGCACGAATAAGCCACACTTCTGTACCTTCGATAGAATGGCTATACTGGCCCAACTCACTACCAATTTTAGGCGTGACTGAACCACTTAGCTTATCTACCAGTTTTAGCGATATTTGATAGACCTCGTTTTCTTCAAAGTTGTAGCTAGCACTTAACGGATTGCTTGTTCCTGCAGCGTAATAGTTGCCACCACTCTTAGTCCAACCAGAGCCGCTAAAACTATCCGGCTGCACGACCTTCGCGCCCACTTCCGGTGACGGATAGACAGTAAACTGGTGCATGTAGATGAGCGCTTCGGTTGAGTACCTAAAGTAATCAATCGCGGTTTCGCCGGGATCAAGATGCAACCACGCCTCTGCAGGCATGTAACGAACCGAACCGTTTACTGTAGGCAAAACCCTTGCGCCACTAGGTAAAGTAATAACGCTTTGAAAAGGTCTTTCTGCGCCTTGCACCGCAATGGCATCGTTAAGTTGTGGAATGTGCATATAAGGCAAGTAAAGCGTTTTGTTCGCGTATACTGGCAGCGAGTCCATTGTTACTGTGGCTTTTTCACCACGCCATGATTCGCCTTCAAGCAATTCAATTGTTTCGTTGTAAAGTATGCCATTTACCGTGACGTTGTTTAAAACTACGGTGCAAGCGCCTTGCGCTGATAGGAATGGTAGCGGTAGGTGTGCTCGGTAGTCACCGCCGTTGATAGTAACTGTAGCGTTAGGACCAATAACAACTACGCCCAAGCCTCCCACTTCATCGAGGTTACAACCGCAGTTATTTAATTCACCGTCCTTGTGGAAGTAATAAGCAAAGCTGTCACCTGATAGCTGGCGAGTCCAATTCACCATACAGTCACGAGCGGTAGATATTTCTAAGAACTCAATCCCTGCGCCATCACGAGTAGAATGCAAGCCCTTCACATCAACTTCGCAGCCAAACTTAAAACCGTTACCACTAAAACCTACGGTGTGTACTTCACGCACAATTGCCTTTGCGCCCTGCTCTATTTCTAATCCATATAACAGTGTTTCGTTTTCACTAAACTCATGGTTTTCATTAGTGATTGTGCCGCCTATAACTTCCATATCGGTGTGACCGGCACGGATCACCATGCCAATGTCACCCGTACCAGATATATCGAAATCCTGTGTTGATACATTGCTCGAACCGATAGGAATATCTAGCACTTTAAAAATGGTGTTGATAAACGTGAGTTTACGTAAAATCCAATCAAACATAGCGTAGCCTTGTGTGTCTATGAGGCCAGCGTTACTTAATAAAGCGCCGTGAACTTCTCCACCTCTGTTGTCGGATGCCAGTTTTATAAACGGGTCTGAATCTTTGGCTTTAATGCCGAAAAAGCGGTGATAGTTAACGCTAAGGACAATTAAGTCACCGCTTACTTTTTGAATCCACGGACTGTGGTTATCGAGGTTCGTATCAATATCACGTTCCCCGACTTGCAGGCCAAAATAGAAAGACAGTGGGTTACCATCACGGCCTTTATCAACATTGAAATTCCACGGTAGGGTTCTAGGGGTCCAGTCTCTTACGTTGTCAGGGTGAGCCCCTATAAAGAAATTATCACCAGGGTCAACACGGTATTCGGGATTGTCTTCTTCACTGGTCGAAAATACGCGGCTGTATATTGTTTCAAGTTCTTGAGCTGGGTTGCACTCGGCCCATTCTTGACCATCCGTCCAGTTTGGGGCGGCAGATAAATTGATATCGAATAATCTATCCATAGTGCGGGATTCTCATTTTAATTGACTCTACCGTTAAAGCGCCTGTGACCGTTGTACCGGCCCGTTTGAAAAAGATGCGCTCATTAGTGATATATCTGCCAGAACCGGCATAGTAGATTTTGTTAGGGCTGCTGTTTGAAATGGTCAAAGCGAGCGTATGGCTTAGGTATTCAGTAACTACGACTAACTCAAACTCGAAATCGTCGAAGCTATCACTAAAGAAACGTAAGCCATCATTTCCGTCTTCGGCATCGGTTACCGTGAATACTCTTGGGTTCAGTGAGTCTTGCGCCCAGCTAGAGCCAATACTGTGCAGGTTCTCAGGGAACATATCTCCGCTGTACCAATAGCCATCAGCCTTTTGATAGAACGTTCTGAACGGTGATCTGAAGGTGCCAAATGCGGTATCAAATTTAGCATTAAGCGAACTGACATCAGACTGGTTTACATCGAACTGATGCCAACCATTGTCTAGTTCTATGTACTCAATTATTCCTTCGAAGTACTCGCTGTTAAACTCACCAATCTTATAAAGGTTCGTTACGCTGGTTTCGTACTCATGCCATTGGTGATTAGCCAGCGCGGGGTTGTTGGGCAAACCTAAACCGCCCGTTCCCATCGGGTAGACACGCATTTTGATATTGCCAGTGTACGAACTGTTGTTATTGAATCGAAGAATGAGTCCACGATAGAAAATTGGAAATGCACGACTAGCGATGGTGGTAGGAATAGTGAACCATCTATCGGTTAACGCTATGTGCACTTCCCCACGCACGTCATCAAACTGGATAAGTCGCTTGTTGTTTGGCGACTCTGTTGGGCGAATTTCTGTTTTCTTTAGTGTTGGGTAGTCACTTAACCGCTGATTTAGGCTTGCTTCGCGTTTTATAGGCGGGCTCATCGCCTGAGTTTTTTTGTTGTCTGTGTCAATATCGTCTGGCAATTGCTCTTTCGATATCTTGCCAGCCAGTTCAGAAAAGTTTGGCCATCTAAGCGCAGTTTGTGGAGGGTTGTTTATATTCTCCCATTCAACTTCACCACTCCCCGCGTTTTCTAAAAATGCGGTATAAGCAGCTCTGTTATTTTCTAACGCTTGAAGAAGTACACCCACCGCCCCTATTGGCACTACTTGAGCTGCCACGTTGCTTAAATCACCTTGTTGCCAGTTATATTTAAGCGTTAGCGTGTTGGCGGTAGTGTCATGATCAATAATTGTTGCTGGTAATTTGCCAGCAATGAATAACTGGCTCCCCTCAATCAGCCCAAAGAACGAATCTGAGTTATTTACAGACACTACTGGGCTACCGTCTTCAACACTAATGTCGTTGAGACTAAAAACGTAGGTACTCATTGTTTTTCCGATATGTGATAGGAAACGGCTTTATAAAAGCCGCTTTAGATAGGCTGGCCTTGCTGAAGCTGTTGTATGCCAAATGCCTGTTTGAATACTTGAACGAAAACATCACCGTCGATGATGCATGTTCCGTTGTTGCTGTTACCTTGAATTTTGACATCAACAACGACATCGGTGTTGGCCGGAACTCTAACAACCACGCCAGAAACACTATCGCCTTTGAATGTATCGCCTGGCGTTGAGATAACATGCACAGAACTACCATTCACGTCTGCAGTGATAAATAAGCTGTCCAAGCTTCCCCACTGAATTGGAATGGGGTGAACGTAAGCGACACGCTCGAATGGTTGCTTTTGGATAAGAAAATTAACAAGTACGTGCTCTTGAGTTGGCGTGCCAGAACCATCAAAAGTAATAGGCCGCATATCTAGCACAGCACCGTCTGTTATATCCCCTTCGATATTTTCGGCGTATATAGTGGCATAGGACTTAATGGTCCCTGATAAACTGTCCCATTCTTGCCAGACAGCACCATCCTGACTGGTGATCTTAACGTTTTCAGCAGCCAGAATAATTGAACTAGCGCTTTCACTGCCTTCAATGAACATACCAGTTAAGCGGCCATTCACATCGATAGCGAATTGAATCTGACCCCTTACTTCGCCGATTGCATTTTCCAGCGCTTCGAAGTATGAAAAAACGCTAACCTGATCACCATCCAAGTTATTTATTTTTATCTCTTGGAAAGCCTGCGCGAACGCGGCCCCTTCTATCCATTCGCCGTTTTCATCTTCATAGCCTATCTGAGCATTTTTGAAGTCTGCAATTTGAGCTTGAACGCTCTTATCACCTATCTTTTGTTTAACGCCAAGCACATCTAAGCTAATAACTTGGTTTTCTTGTGCTACTTGAGTCACGCTGTAGAGTAGCGTCGAGTACTCTTCGCCTAGCTCGTTCGTTTGCTGTGACCAGTTGGCCATATCACTGACCACACTGTTTATAGTGTCACCAAGGTTTTCAGGTAAGCCTGGTAACATTACCGTTCTAACGATATTGCCCCAGAATTCATCTACTGCAGAGGTTCGTGCAACTACGAATGTCCATTGCGACTCGCCCAGAGCATTGGATGAGCAAACCCATATTTTGAAATCACGTTCTGGTGCTAAGCCGGGGAACGTGTAAGCATGAGCTGGCCCACGATACGGTAAAGGCGGCTCTTCATCCGCTAAGTCATGGCTAATGGAATACAAAAATGCGGTTGAACTATCAGAACCGGCTAAGTATGGAATAACTTCCAACTCTGTAGCCGTGGGGTTTATTGTAATGTCAGTTGGCACGCCAGGCTTTTGCATTATCAACGGTATTTCAGCCCATCCGCTTCGCGCAGAAAGACCACCTAACGCCATCACTCTAAAACGGTAGGTACCAAGCGCGTAACCTGAAAGGTTTACGTGATAACGCGCAATTGAGTCAGTTTCTATTAGCAAGCCTTGTTCATCTAACACCTGATATAGAAAACGTGATGCTTCAGAATACCAAGAGATTTTAACTTGTACGAACGCAGAATATACGTGTTCAATCGTCAAGTCGCTTGGCTCATCGGGGTTAGTAAGGCTATATGTGGTATCAGGTATTTCTGGTTTGTTGCCTTCCCCAAAAAAATCGTAGATATAGGGCTGGTGTTCGCGAACCGTTAATGTCACACGTTGTTTATTAGAGGAAATCTGTTCTATTCGAAATAGCTTTCCTTCCCAACCCAAAAACGAATCGTAAACAGGCACAATGTCACCCACATCATATATAAGCGCCCACTTAGGCAAATGTATGCGGGTTTTCGTTTGCTCACGTGAAATTTCAAGCCACGTTTTGGCGAACTCAAGGGCTTCGTAATAGTTGTTACAAGTGACAAGATCTACAGAACCTTCATTAATGAAACCGTTATCTTCTTCTAATAATTGAGCCTCTAACGCACTGCCTTTAGGTGGGTAGACGGCTTCCTGCGCAGTACCGTCTGCTGCAGGCTCACGGTACGTTACCGCAACACGGTTATACCGTTTATTTTTACTTCCTTCAGAAACACCATCCATCTCGGTGATATCTTTCTCAAGGATTGGTATGCTAACTGGGTCATCATCTTGCTCAATAACTAAAGTTAATTGACCATCGATAATAGGCAGCCAGCCACGCATTGGCTTTAACAGTACATTGACGTTTTCCAATATATCTTTACTGGTATCAAGCTTACAGTTGCAGCTAAAAAGCGGCCTCTGCTCTGGCAGTCCAGCAACCTCATCGACAAGAGAGTCACAAAGATCTCTTCCTCTGTAAAACGAATTTGTGTTAATCAGCCCAGTAGAAAGGCCTTTTCCATACAACGGATCTTTGAGGTAGTCGAGTAAAGCTAGTGCTGGGTTTGAGTGAGTGGTACCCGTTAAATCAGCGGTAATTTTAGGCTCTGATGAGATAGCAAACTCACCGCCATGATATTCAAGACGAATGTAGCTACATGCTTTCCCTGAAGCTTTGTCTGATGATCGCCACCCTGCTGAAGTAAGAAATGGATCCTCATAGTTGTCCATGCCATTAGGAAAATTACGCATGTGCACCACGCGCCCACCATCATCATGGAAGAACGCAGGGTTATCAGAAGAAACGGGGATATCGTCCACATACACTTCATCAATTGACTGTACCTTTTCAGCCCACACAACGATGATATGAAGCAAGTCATTTTTAATATCGTCAGAGTCACCATCATTGGTCTCTTTGAATATAATGTTACCCGTTATTTTATGTTCTTTGCCTATGACGACACCAATATGTGCATCCGTCTGCGCTGATGTTAGCTCAGTGCCAGGCGGCATTGGCTCGGGTGCTTCAGGCGCTAACCACCCAAAAAAGAACCCCCCAATATCTTCTAAAAAGCTCATTTTTAAACCTGATGTGTTGTGCCTGGCGGATTGAAGCGACCACTTCCAGAGGAGCCGCCATTGCTTGATGCAACAGGCGCGTTTTTTCCCCAATAAATTTTTCTTTTGGCTCTGGCCACATGATCAAAAGCCGTATCGTCTGGGTAGTATTTTTGGTGCGAACCTGAGTTGGTTTTGGTACCAGCTTGTTTTTCGAAGTCTGCCCATACAGAGGCTAGTACTACGTCAATTTTCATCGTCTTTTTTATTATGTCGCGAGAGTCGATAAATCCCTCAAAGACATTAAGCGTAATGATCACGCCTATTTCATCACCATGTTGCTCAAAGATTGTAACTTCTGAGTTATTCCAACCTTTATTTAAAAAGTAAGGAATGAAAGCACCGTCTCTTACGTCTAACGTAAGCGTAAATTCATTTGTAGAAGGCTCTGAAGTCACTTCAATGTCATCGATACTGTCAGACGTTATATAACCCGGTTGATAATAAACACCGCCGTAGAAAACAGGGGCATCCCTATCTGTCAGATAAAGCATATTCCCGTTGATGTTCATTTTTATTAGGTAGGTTTGGTAACGAGTGGGGTTGTAACCTTTTAAGCGCTCAATTTCTGATGCAGTCAAATTCTTCACAGCTGCTCCATTAACTCTAAATCGAAGATGGTTTTTCCCGCATCTTTAACCCCGAACTCACCACCATTACGGTTCTTAACGCACACCTGAAAGTTGACGTCATCGCCGTAGCGAATCTGTGTACCAGCTGGAATATTGTGTAGAAGTGGCTGAGTAAGCGTAATTGTGGCGCGGCCTGTTGGGTCTGAGTTGGCACTAAAAGCAATTCGATAGCCTTTGGTGTTTATATCGGGTTGTAAAAAATCCCCACCCCATACCGCCTTTTCACGCGATGGCGGTAATCCTGCAACCTTCAATTCTTGACTACCGACGAACCCGCCTGTTGTCAGATAAAGACCGCTAAGTTTTCTCACCGACTTTAACGGGTTTGGAAGAAGAAAGTTTCTAATCGAATCGTTGTACCAGTCCAGGATTCCGCTAATTTCCATAGCGTCATCATGACTAACAGGTGTAGAGGTAAGCGCAAAGAGATAATAAGGATCTTCACTCCCCAATGACTTGTTTTCGTACAGTCGCTCTTCTGGCTTGATGATGTCTAGGATTAACGTAACTTCGACTTGTCTAAAAAACTGAATAGGAAAAGCAGACATTTATACTGGCCTCTCAAGACGTGCTTTGAACAAGCGAATGAAACGCTTGTCGCGCAATGCTATCTCTCGCCAATCGCGATTTGATGCATCACCGTGGATATGCGTTTCGTTTTTAAAGCTCATACTCTGAGAATTATTGGTTTCTGATGAACTTAAGAAGCGTGTGAGATCACGGTTTTGTTCTGGTTGAACAACCCGTTCTCCGCCGTCTAATAGATAGGTACCTTCTGAAGGAATATTTGTCATACCGCTATGCGCCATACCGGTTAACTTTGCCGCTGCAGCTGCACCAGTTACGACCACGCCTGCATAAGCAGCACCACCTAACACTGGCCCGATATAGGGAATACTGGCCAGTGCGTTATAAGCCCCCATCGCAGCATCCATGGTATTAGTCCATATAGACTGCAGGCTTTTTCGCTTTTTCTCGTTAAGTAACGTTTCGCCGATAGATAAAGCCATTCGTGCATAACCAGCTTCACGACCTTCCATACCATCAAAGAAGCTATTCGCCACATCAAACATGGCACTGTAGCCTTCTTGTTGACGCGCTTTTTTCTCTTCTTCCTTTTTAAGTTCTTCTTCTCTCGCTTCATCGCGAATTTCAGCAAGCTTTCCTTGGTGAGTGGCTTCCAGGTCTTCCATTGCCTGCTTATGCGCTGCTTCAATTTCCTGTGTTGCTAAACCTTTTTCGCGTAGCATGTCGAGCTCAGCTTCAATTTCCTCTACACGCTTGTCATGCCTAAACTGGGCTAATTCTTCATCTTTTCCGCCAGCTTCAAGCGCAGCTTCACGTATTGCAGCATACTTCTCCGTTGCCGCATCTATTTCGCGCTGGTTCAGTTCTGCAACCTTCTCCTCTTTCGTTAGTAGAAGATTATTCAGTGCTTCTTGATGTTCCTTTTCGAGCTCCTGGGTCAGCAGTCCCTTTTCACGCATAAGCTCAAGCTCTGCGTTCATCTCTTCAACCTTGCGCTCGTAGCGCAAGTTGGTTAACTCTACCTCTCTACCGTCAGCTGCCAGCGCCTCGTCGTAAATTCGCTGATACTGTGCACGAAGACTTGTAGCCATTTTCTCGGTTTCTTCTTCGCGCTTAACTTGTGCAGTCTGATCTGCTTCTTCTTTGATAGCTGCTTGCGTTTCTACGTGTGCCTGGTTAGCTGCTTCAAGTTGTTTTTTTTGCCGCTTAAACTCTTGAAGTTCTGCTGCAGCTTTCCTTTGCTGCTTCTGCAACTCTTCTTTTTCTGACTCACCACTTCCGAACCAGCCGGTACCTTCCGAACTCGCATTTGGTAGGCGCTGGCGTAAATTGCCAAGTTCACTGGTTCGTTGTTCTATCAGCTGATCTAACGCCTGCAGGTCGCCCTGTTCTGCTTTCATCTGCAGAATTTGGTCTCTGAGCTCATCGGCTTCCGCTGAACGAATAGCATTAGCTGCTTTTGCCGCGTTGGCACCGCGTTTAGTCGCTGATTTCTGCTGGGTGTTTTCGAGGTACTGAAGCTCTATTTGTAACTCTTCAATAGTTGGCGCAATTTTGCCGCGCAACTTATCAAGTGAATACGAGATACCATCTAGCCACTTCTTAACGCCACCGCCTAAAGATGAGCTTTCAGAAAAACTGAGTAATAATTCATCCCAACGCTGGCCAAGCGTGTCTACTGAACCTGCTAACCCGCCAGCTTCGGCAGAACCAGCCCCGCCTACTTGCCCCGCTAGCTGTTCAAGAATGACCTTTTGAGCGCCTGCAGTATCGCCCATTTCTACCATTGAACGAATCATGTCTTTCTGCGCAGAAGTGAAGCTAACACCACTGCGCTTAAGTGCATTAATACCGGCTACAGGATCTTCTAATGCTTTACCCAATTGCAGGGCTTTATCTTTAGCGGTACCGCCAAAAACAGCGGCCATATCCTGAGAAAGTTCCACGGCCTGGGTGAAGGTTTCTCCGCTTACAGACTTAAACGTCTGAAGAACGTTCTGCGCTTCGGTTATTCCCTGCACACTCGCCAGCGTGCTTAACGCAACTTGGTTTGCTTGTTGTTGTAGTTGCTCAGCAGTGAAACCAGCCGCATTACCAGTAGCCCTAACTAGTGCTTCGGTTCTTAATTGGCTTTTTTCGTATTCATTGAATACCTGCAGCGACTTATAGCCAACCGCAACTAGGCCAGCTAATGCCGCAGCTAATCCGCTAGTGACGGCAGCACCAGAAGAAAACAATGAATTAACGACAGATACCCTACTGGCAACGCCGCCCATAGGGCCCTGAATAGCTTGTGCGCCCTGTGATAATCCACGCATTGAGTTGTTAAAGCGCTCATTACTGGTGATTGCGCGCCCTAACTCGCTGCGATAAGACCGGGTATTGCCTCGCAGTTCAACTTCGTAGTTCTTTTTGTTCATTATCTTCTCGTAAAGCGCTTATAAAGCTCTTCTACAGACATAGGTTTGATTTGCATTTTGGGGCGATATCCAACGATAAAATCGCTAGATTCAAAGGGTTTATCACCCTTTTTGCTTAAGTAATTTGCCACTTGAGCACGTAAACCAGCCACTTGGAACTGGTCAATTTTGCCACCGTAGGGCTCGATTTCACCGAATCGCAACCATTCGAGAAGCTTTGACGCACTGAGTCTATCTAGGAGAGAGTCTGCATCTTCGCAGCCTAGCTTTAAGGCCAGCCTAAGTGTGGCTGTTCGATAGGGCTGGCCTACGAGGGGTTTCTTGCTAAATCCTCGTCACTTAGTGGTTCGGGCTCTTCTGATTGAGAGTCATTTTCACTTTTTGGAGGCTGATAAAGAGGGTCTATCCAAGGCATATCAGAAACACTGGCAATTTCTGCAAGCACTAAGGAAATTTTCGACTGTGGGAATGATGCAAGAAACAAAAGGTCAGTTTCACTATCCCACTTTAAAGGTATGCGCCCAGACTTTGTACGTAACGACATTGCAATAGCCTGGTATCTTAGCGCCATTACATTACGCCCTTTCTCTTCTAAGTCAGCATGGGAACGCTGAATAAGATTGAGTTGGTCCATGATCACTACAGCATCTGCTGCAGAAAGCTCAACTATAAGCCAGCGCCCTAATTTAGCTACAGCACTTTGCGCGCGATGCGCGAAGGTTTTATCCTTCGGCATCTTACGCTCAGCGATAAAACGCTTAAAGAAGCCAAGCATTAAACTAGATCTTCTTCAAGAATTGGACCGTCGACTTTTAGCGTTAAGCTTCTGTCTACTTGCCCCTCTTTTGGGATTGCATAACCAACTTTTGTAGTTAAGCATCGGAATGACAACGTTTTAGCAATTGGCGCGGGGAATTGCACCTGTACATGGTTTTTCGTGCCGTTATGGAAAGCATCAATAATACTTTCAATATCAGTCTGCGTTTCGCGATAACGAACAGTGATATTCCATTCACCGCCATCACGTAAACCGTAATCTGACTCTTTCCAGTCATGTTCGGTACCATACTGGGTTGCATCAACCACTTCACTGGTCATTTCACCAGGCTCCATGGTCATAATATTTGCTATTGAATCACCGTAAGAAGTGCCAGCATCCGGCGATAAGTGCAATGAGACTAATTTACCCTTCATGATTAATCCTCGTCTAGGTATTGTATTGTGTAAGTAAGCTGCAATTCACCGATAGTCGTTTCACTGTCACGGTCGTATGCAAAGTTGGTTCTATTCATGCCTTCAATCAGGCCGTCTAACTGGGGGTTTTCGCGCAGCAGCTGCTGCACTGCAGTGGCTTTTTGGTCTAATGCATCATCAATATTGCCCGGATCACGAAGCATGATTTCAACAATGACTTGTGCCTCTGTAATTCCGGTATCATCGAAGTCATATTCAGTTTCACCAGAATTAAAGAACACCTTCAACGCAGGTAGTTCATCTTCGAATATCTGCGCTGGAGAGTAATTAAATGTAGTAGAGAAGCCAGCAGGCTCCGCTATCGCGCGGATTGCTTCTCGTATCTGCGAACGTGTGGCCATTACTTAATTCCTAGCGCTTTATCTAATCGCCAGGTCAACTGACGAAATAGCTCTAAAGGAAAATCTTTAGCAAGCGAAGCTTCTGTCTCTTCGTTCACTGCATTCTTAAGTGTTTGCTCTGTAAACTTTGCTCCAAAGCCAGCGACTTCAATATTTCCTCTTCCCTGACCTTTTCGAACATAAATATTGCGTAAGCCTTTATTGGTAAATGTGTTTGGCCACTCGTAAGGACCAACCGCATGACCATCACCTCTCGGCTTAGCGCCTGCCGTTCTTGCAGACAGCCTATTGGTACCGGCCCACACTTTTCCGTGAAGACTAGTCGCTTTAGCTCGTGTAATTTTCACACGTTGTCTTATAGGTGCTTGCTTAACTTGCATGGCCTTAGAAGCACGGCGAACAATTTTCGTCCGTGACTTTTTAAGGCTATCGTTGATGGTTGCCGCCATTGCACGGTTAACCTCACCTTTTCTATGAGTATCTAGCGCACGACTCATTCGCTTCATTTCAGCTAAGGCTTGTTTTGAGTTAACCGATACAATTTTTGACATTACTAAACACGCTCAAGGATCAAGCTGGTGACTTCGCCTGACTCTTGCTTTGTCACGAAAAGGTATTTAACGCCATTTACCGTGATAGGTTCCCTGCGTTTTATGGCTGGTAGCGATGTTTTCGGCGTGTCGAACTGAACCTGATTAGTGTCCAGTTCACCGAACTCATGCGCTCTGGTGTACAGGTATCCATTCACCTCTACACCAGAGATAACCGCCACATGTTTAAAGTCAGCAAAGAAAACTGACTCCATATCTGCGGCAAGATCATCTTGAAAGCTCATAGCTATTCGCTTTCACCATCGGTTTCTGGCCCAAATGCCGCGTCTAAACCGTCATCGATTTTTGGAACTTCGATTTCAGTATTAGCTTTTGCGTCGACAATTTTACCTTTCGACGCTGCTTGCAGTTCTTTTGCCATCGAAGCATCAATCGAGATGATTGTTTTTTTTCCTTTAGTTTTGTTAGGGAAGTAGCTTTTACCCATAAGCCGCACACCGCGTGTAAGCTCGAAGCTTACTTTTTTACTATCTCTAGCCATTTTCTTTTACCTTAAAAAAAAGCACCCGAAGGTGCTTTGCTAGTTAAAAATTATGTAAATTACTCACCCAAGCAGAATGCTTGAGGGTGACGAACCGCAACGTCTGCGTCTTGGAATAAACGCATAACAAGACCACCGCTTGCAACTTTGGTAGCACGATCAGGAACTACATCAAGCGCGCCCCACAAGCCAATTAGCGCTTGCGAGAAGTCACCAAACAACATCTGGCCAGCGTTCATTTGGGTTGTTACTGCAGCGTTGTAGTCGTTAACGCGGCCATTCTGCCAAATAAACTGACCTGTACCTGAAGCTTTCTCAGTTGTTTTAAGCTTTCCACGTAAAGACGGGCGCATTAGATAAGCCATGGTGTTAGCATCTGCATTGGCTTCCGCCACGTCAGTTTCAAATGCAACTGTTTCAGCCCATGTAGGACTATTTGGTGCAGCGAACGCAATTGCACCGATACCGCTGGTGTTAACGATACCTGTAGGCTCATTGCCAATACCCGAACCGTAAAGCGCGCCCTGATCTAAACCTAAGCTTTGACCACGCATGATGTCAGCCATAACCAGCGCTTCAATATCTGGCGTAGACTGGTTCATGATACGGCGAGTGATAGGAACTGCAGTAGCTAGCGTTTTAGGTCGTAGCTGTACAGTAGTGAAAGACAGGTCGCTATCTGTAGCCGCACCATCTTCTTCTACCCAGTAGAAGGTTGCCGAACCATTCTGTTTAGGAATATCAACATCACCCACAAGGCCAGAAACCATGCGTGCACCTAATTGCCCCACCACTGCTTGTGCGCGAAGTGCTTCAATGTACATTTCAGCATGAAGTTCGGTAGCTACAAGCTCAGCACCTTTACCCGCAGTGCCAGCTGATTGCATACGTGCAAGTTGCATTTGGCGCAAACCGTAGCCCATGGCCTCATAGCTAAGATAAATACCGTCAGCATCACGGCCAACACGTTTAGCGATAGCTTCTGACACTTCACGTTCAAGGCCAGCTTTCTTAAAGTTACCAGTAGCAACCGCGCGAAGCGCATTAATAACGCTGTACTTGCGAAGCTCGTTTTCACCGATATCCAAATTAATCATTGTTGACTCGGCTTCAGGATCTTTGCGTTTGCCGTGAAGCTCACGAATAAGCGCACTGTTAAACTCTTCGTAGCTGCGGCCTTTAGCAATAAAGTTATTGCCTAAATCAGTGGCACCGTACTGACGTGCAGTTTCAGCAATACGTTGTGCATCGCTTGCTTCAGGTGCGGTTTTCACTTTGCGTGGCTCTGCGAATTCACGCTTAGTTTGGTTAGTCGTTTCCGGTGATACCGAACGTTCGGCAGTTTCATCCGGGGCGTTGTTGTCTTGGATTTCGATATCATCCATTTTACGTACCTCAGTGGTGGTTATTTTTACGGGGTTGTCGTTTGTTTCAGCGTTTCGACCAACACCTACGGTAGGGTCTGCCGGTACTGATACAGAAGATATTTCTAGCGGTTCCCAGTGGGTAACGCGGTAGTAATCTAAATCGTTTTCTTCGCGGGTTAATTTCGCGGCGTGGATGCGGTAGCCAACAGATACATTCACGCGAATCTCATCTTGCATATCGATAAGAAGTTGCTGGCCAAGCGGATTGCGGCTCATCTTTATTTCAGCGTAACCACGACCTTTCTCAATCCATGCTTTTTGAATAACACCGCGCTGGTCGTTCCAGTTGTGATCGCTAAGGAACGGACCTTTGTTGTTAATGCGTGACAGGTCACATTCACCTTCTTCGTGACCAAGGGTTTCTACCCATCCCCAGCGCTCAACTTCATATTCACTGGAAAAGCTAAGGGTGACAATACGGCTTTCTTCGTCTACCTTTTCAATTTGCGCTTCCATGTCGCGCTGCATGACAGGGCATTGCCCTTTGCGCAACATGGCTGCAGTAACTTTATTTACGTTCACTGTTCGCCCTCTTCTTCGTCATTTTTAGGGGCGTTCTTATTGGCTGCAGCTGCAACTTTTGCCCCTTTGCCAATACCAAAACCTTTAGCTAACTCCATCGCTGGACCTAAAATCTGAAGATATTGCTGCCAACCTTCAGCCATTTCGTTTACGTCAATGCCCTTTTCGTTAAGAACATCCATCGGATTAACAGTGAAGTTATCCATCCCTGCCCCGACAGCTTGCTCATCTTTTAAAGGGTCAACCCATTGCCATCTGCGACCTTTAAACGAAAAAGCATCAATACTACGTTCTAAGTCGTAACCTCTCAGGTTATCTATGGCGCCATTCAAAAGCGCATGTTTAAGCCAGCGTTGGTATATCGCACCAACCACCTGACTTATTAACCAACCTTGAAGTCGCTTCCAGTGCTCTCTATCTTCGAGTACTGCTTGACGAAGGCTTGACCATGAGACACCTTCATAATCGTTCGCGCCTGTGTTGTAGTTCACATCAACGCCAGCAAACGCGCCTTTAAGCGAGGCCTTCTGAAATCCTTCAACTGAATCGCCGTGGTGCTGAAAGTTTGTTTC